CCGGAGGCTTGGAAGAACAGTTGCGCCATCGTCCAGCGCTTCAATTGACCGGGACTGCCGAAGGTGTTGAAAGCCTGGAGTACGTCTCCGGTGATCACTTCCCCGTTATCGCTGTTCCCGGTCCAGAACTTCCCAACCACTCCGTCTGCACCGAAGTAGGAGACTGAGTTGAACTGCGCCCAACAGTTCGCAGCGATCCCCGTGAACCTGCACCAAGACCCAGTAATCGCGTTCATGGCGAACTGTTGCTGTTCACCTATCGCAGCGGGGACGTTGACCATCACCCGGTTGTCTTGTGCACAGTAATCAATCTGCCAACCGAAGTTGCCTTGGTAGGCTTGGGCCGCAGAGTTCATGGCCCCGATGATCTTGTCCGTGAGCTGAATGCTCTGACTCACCCGAGTCGATTGCAGAACCTGTGACATGGGGTTTACCCCATCCAGGCACGCCACCAGAAGATCGCCACCGAATTTCGTCCAGCACCTACGCCCAAGGGGCGCGCCCATTTGATAAACACCCTTGAGCTGCCACGTATTCGCGCTGGAAGGGTCCGTTCCAAGGTAGACGATTGCCTCGCCTTGAGAGGTGATGAAGACTGCGTAGTCGTCCATCCCCTCCCCGGCGTCAATCGTCCACGTTGCCATCGCCACAAGGTATCCGCCACGATTGGCAATGGCACTCAGTGGGAATTTGGTCGCCGTGCCTGAGATTGCGTCAGTGCCTAGATACCACGCATTCAACGAGTCCTTTTGCACAAGCCATACACGGCTCTTGAACACGTTGATATTGATGAAGTCGGCTTGCGTGATCCCCGAGGCGGTGATGCTTGTCGTGGCCCACGAACTGCCGTCGTACTTCAGCGGGTCGTCCACTCCATTGACTGCAATCAGGAAGTTCCCGCCAGAAGTGGAGACGTTGACGTACTGCCACTTGTCGCTTGCAAGACTAGTGACCACGGGAGCCCCAACGGCCCCTTGCGTGGTTACGTCGTAAATCTCAGTGCCCGATGCGGCAAACAGTTTGTCGCTGGTCGCGGAGGCATAGGCCAGCAGCGTATTGACCTGTCCGGGTATGCCAGAAGCCCACTCCTGATACCCAAGACGCAGTTGAACGTCCGAGGTCGTCGGCCACACGTTGTCCATGATCACCGCATCCAGCGGTTGCATGGCGGCGACCGCATCCCGAGCGTTCCATCCACCGATAGGCGCAGCCAGCGAAGCGTTCTGCGCGGTCGGCTTCTGGGCTAGGCGTTTCAACATCAGTGAGGCGTCCCACCGTAAGAGCTGTCCGGGATGTTGTGCCAGTTGATCAAGTACCCGACGCCCTTCTGGCTCATCGCCAGGTTCCCCGAGCCCTGGTCGTTCGCGTAAGCAATGCTCAGTTGCTCTTGGTAGTCACGGGTCAGGGCCGTGGTGTCGAAGTTCTTGGTCTCAAAAAACTTCTTTTTCAGGCCGATGACCATCAGCCGATCAGGAAAGACACAAGTGTCCGTATCAACGGTGAAGGAGGATTTGTCAGGGGTGAACACCCCGGTGGACTGCACCCAGTTGGACGAGATGTACTCCAGCCTCAACAGGTCGGCTGTGGTCTGGACCGGCCAAATCTGGAAGTACCCGCCGAGAAGCCGCCAGTTGATCACCGGGCCTGTGGCGATCCACCCGGAAATCAGGTACTCCCACTGTTGGGGAGTCAGTGGGCCGATGATGGCCCAGTGCTTCGTAACGTCCCAGTTCGTCGTATCAACCGGACGGTCGAAGTCCAAGGGAAGGCGGTACTTCACCTTCCCGAAGTTGATAGCCCCACCTACGGTAGTTTCAACGCAAGGCTGGTCCATCGTCACTTGCGTAGGTGAATCGACGGACAGGATGTTGACGTTGTAGTTAAACCCGGACCCCACTGCCTGCCAAGCAGAGCTAAGACCCGTGGTGTCGGGAATGTTCGTGACCACCGGAGAACCGGCGACCGTATCCCCTGTGGTGTTCAGGCACTCCGCATTGAAGGAGTACTGCACCATCGAATGCTGCCAGATGAACTGTCTTTGCAGCTCGTTGCCCAAGGCGTTTGCAAGGGCGAGCATCTGCACCGTTTCCTGGTTGGTGTTGCCAACGACAGAATTGGGAACAGACAAGCCAAGCTCTGCGGATGCCTGTTGAACTAGCTGCAAGACAGTGGAGGACATTTAGGCGGTTTCCTTGACCTTGGGAGGGCGGCCCGGCTTCTTCGCAGCCATCAGTTCGGCCATCTGCGCCTGAAGCTGCGCAAGGGCCTCTTTCGTAGCTGCGTTCTCGGCTTTCAGGGCTTCTTTCTCGGCCGCATCGGATTCGACGGATGCACCTTGCTTGGCTTGCTGAAGCCAGCGCTGGGCCTTTTCACGGAAGGCGTGAGGTTGCATCCCCGCCTTCATCCCGATGCTCTGGAGTTGTGCATCAGAAGCGGTGGCAATCGAATCAACGGTGTGGAACCCCACCGCTTTCAGTTCTTCAGCCATGGATCGGCTGATCAGCGGCCACTCGGCAATCGGGGTGCCAAGGGTCAGCGAACCTTCAGCCTTCTGCGTGTTCAGGTAGTGCGCCCACTGACGTGGGAAACGCTGCTTGTGCGTGTCGTTGACGAACGTGTCAATGTCGAACAGTTGACTGCCGGGGACATGGATCTTCACGAAGTCCGCTTCGTAGAAGATCGGACGGTTTTCCAGCTTGCTTTTGAACTCGTCTTTCAGCGTCTTCTTGTAGAACTTGACGCTCAGGCGGTCGTCGGGGTTGTGCGCCCCTACAAAGTTCGGGTTGATATCGTCAGATGCCAGCATTGCGTTTCCTTGGTCTCAAGTGGTTGAGGGCTTGCTTATGGACTCGGAGCTGAGCCCATAAAAAAGCCCCGCCGAAGCGGGGCAACCAACTTCCCAGGAGAAGAGTTACAGCGTGACGCCCACGAAGGGGTACGACAGCGAGCCAGCAGCCGTGCCAGCCGACGCCGCGCGAGCGGCAGTCAGGCCCAGGCCGTTGATCACTTCCGCGCCCGCCGAAGCGTCGTCGTCAAGCTGACCAGCCGTAGCGGTCGTGTTCAGCGTGGTGAACGCAGCGCACGACGCAGCCACACGGATGTCTGCCGGGCCGTACACCTGAGCCCAGTAGTAGTACGAAGCCGTCACCGCCGCCGAAGCGACACCAGCGGGCTTCTGCTGGCCCGTACCGGGCGCAGAAGTCGTGGTGCTCGCCATGATGGCGGTAAAGGCCGACTCATCGATCAGGACCACGTAGCCAGCGCCAGTGACGCCAGCCCCGCTATCCTTCACGTAGACGTACTCCTTCACACCGGAAGTGGTGACGTTCATGCCGCGTTGACCAACACCGAACTTCGCGGTGCTGGAAACGTCGAGGGGGTCGATACCAAGGATGTATGCCATGGTTGTTTCTCCTTCAGGCGATCAGGACGCCGTTGAACTCGGAACCCGAGCAAGTCAGGTTACCGGCCCAACCATAGAGCTTTACAATCGCGTCCTGGTTGACGGCCTGACGCTCACCGCCGATGGGATCAAAGTTGCGCCCAGAGTGCGGGCGGAAGTAGATGTACTTCGTGTTCAGCGCCCACATGTGGTTGGCAGTCGCGGCACCGCCGATACCACCATCAAGCACCACATCAGCAGCCATGCCGCCGCCGTAGAACTTCAGGGAGGCGAAACCAGCACCGGCATCACCGCCGCCGTCCGAAGTCACCCGTTGGATGGCTTGCAGGGCGTTGACGTAGAAGCCGTAGTAGTTGTTATCCGCAACCCACAGGTCGGGCTTGTCGTTGCCGCGAACCAGTTGCAGACCGAGAGCGGTCATGTACTGGATGATGTTCGCAGCAGAGACAGCAGCGCCGCCGTCAGTCACGCCCGAATAGGACTTCGACTTCCAGAACGCCCAGGTGGTACGCGAGATGCCACCGTAGGTGTTGGTCGGGCTGTCGGGAACCGCAGCGCCCAGACCCGTGATGTTCTTGCCGCCGTTGCCGGTGCCATCCAGATAGAGGTCCGAGCCAATGCGGTTTAGAAGACGGGCTTCGGAAACCTGCATACGCCCATCGAGCAAGTCAATGATCTGCTCTCGGGAGTTGTTTTGCAGCATTTCCAGGCCGCTCATCGACACCGAGTCCGCATACTGCTTGATGTCGAACTGCGCCGCGCTGATCGGGCTGTCGGGGCTGATGTTGATCAGCTCGTAACCCGAGTAGGAGTTGGCGTTGTTCGTGTTCGGATCGTTGTAGAAGATTTCTTCCAGGATCACGTTACCGCCCGAGAACGGACGGACGTTGCCACGGGCCTTCAGCTTGCGCAGAAGGGCATTGTTGTTAGTCAAGTTGTCCGCAAGGACACCGTTGCGATGTTGGATGGTTGTCGCGACGACGTCCGAGATGTCGGCATTTGCGAAAGGCATTGCTTTACCTCGTTAAGTCAAGTTAAACCCTGCCCGCAACACTGTCGAAGCTCGCTTCGAGTAGTGCGCGGCGATCTGTTGCCGGGGGTTTGTTCGAGACCTGTCCACTAGGGGTGGAACTTCTCGGGCTAACCGCCTTGGCTTTGGCTTGAGCGGCGACTTGCACTGCACTGGACTTGATTTGCGCTGCCTGCGTGGCTTGAGATAGCCGCGCCTGCTCCTGCTGCCAAACTTCGTCATCCATGCGTACAGCCTTCGCATAGGCCGTTTTCAGGTCGGGGGCCAAACCTGACTCAAGTAGTTGAGCCATCGTGCCTCGTACCTTCTCGAAATGCGGGTACTGCTCCGCATTGGCAAATTCAGCAAGCGCCTGAGTTACGCGCTGCTGCTCTTGCTGTTCTCTCCAGCCATCGACCGCTTGGATGCGGCCTTGGAGCTGTTGAATCTGTTCCAGCAATCCCATGTACGCCGGGTCCATCTGGCCTTGCTGGGATTGCTGCACGGCACCTAGTGGGATGCCGTAGTCCTGCGCCAGCTTAGCGAAAGCCTGAAGTTTCTGCTCAGGGCTTCCCATCGCCAGCGTGTGATGCGCTCGGCCCAAGTTCTGAATCCAGACATCGGGCGACAAGTTGTGCTGCTGCAGGATCGGCATGAAAGGCGCAATCGCCCTCTCCACCGCTTCCAGGCGAGTTGCACGGTCCTTGTGCATCGAAATGCCCGTGCTGTACTCGCTTTCTCGCTGGATGTTGTACTCAGCGAGTTTCTTTGCTTCTTGCGGGGTGAGCGGAAGGCCCTGCGCGAGCTTTTCGTGCAGGGGTAAGTAATCCTTTTTCCAGGTCGTCAGCGTCGGCTTGGGAGTCGCTTCAACCGGAGCCTGGGTAGGCTGCGGCGTTGGAGCCGGATCGGGCGCCTTTTCAGCCTTCGCGAACCTGCCTTGTTCGTCACGGGCTCGGCCACTGTCTTCCAGCTTGTCAAACGCTGCGCTGAGTGCTTCTCTGCGATCCGTGGGGACTTCGGGCGTTTCGACTTGCTGCGTAATCTCAGGTTGTTCCGTTTGCAAAGTGGTCTGCACTTCGGACATGCGTTCTCCAAAAGAAAAAGCCGCCCGGAGGCGGCTTGTTGACGGTGTGCTGTTCTCTTAGGCCGACTTGTTCGGCACCCACTGCGTAGAGCTGTAGCGGGTGTAAGTCACCACGGCATACGTGGTGTGGCTGTATGCGGCGTTCTGAGTGCCAGCACCGGAGCCAGGCACAGCGATAGCAGCACCGCTCGGCGGATAGACCTTCAGGGTAGAACCGGCGTTGTTGAAGATCGTCACCGAGCCATAACCAGCCGGGAGGATCACGCCCACAGTTCCATTCGCACCCGTGACGATCACGTTCGATGCCTTGATGGCGGTGGCGTCCCCTTGGGCAGAACCAGCAGCGGCGACCGTTGCAGTAGTGCCCCCAAGAGCGACTGCTTGGCCTGCCGAGAAGCCAGCGCCCATCACTTCGGTTGCGAGAGTCATAGACCTTTCCTTTGAAACTCCCGGATCAGCGCGTCTTTCAGCCCGGGAGGGGAAGCTGGGCGCTTGGCTTGAGCCATCAAAGCCTTGGTTTCGTTGCCAACCTCGATCACTCGATGCTGCCTGAGGTGTGCTCGATGCTGGGAGCGTGATGTGATGTACGAACCGTCCACCATAGATTTGTACGGCTGGATGTC